CCTTGGTCTTGGCAGTGAATGATGCGAGGATCTCAGCTGGTGTGCTGCCGTACTCAGTTAGTCCTGTGAGGTCCACCTTGCCGGTGGAGAGACTCTTGTTCTCTTTTCGGATTGCGGCGTTGGCGTTGTTGATACCGTCCCAAGCCTTTGCGACCCCTACAAGATCTTCTTTGATCTTGTATGCTTCTTCCCCCTCTTCCTTGGTGTAGAAGGGACGTAGATTCTCGTCTACATCATCGAGGGTGGTTATTGTTTCGTTCTGTCCAAATATGAAAGTCATCGCGTCTTCCTTATGCTGCGCGTAGTTGTTGCAAGGTTAGTTCCTGGCCTGTGTCATCCACAAATCCATCGAGGGTTACTTCGCCGCGCCGAAACATTTCGGCTTTGGCATCCCCTAAAATATTGTTCTGCTGCGCTGGTGTCTGTGCTCGTAAAAATTCGTCGAAGGTCTCTCGCGTCGGCATCGTCATTACGCCCTTCACGAGAGCGCTCATTCTTGATCGTCAATTGGGGTGCGCAGGGGTTCTTGCACCCTGTGGCTGTAATAGGCTAGCACCATCCGGTGCTTGATTGTTGTCAAACATGACAACTTTATTGTCTCGGGCTCTACAGATCGCAGTCGTGGCCGAGTCCAAGATCGAAATCCAGACCATTCCACCGATCTGAGAAACCCTCCCCCAGAGCTTTTGGCGCATCCATTGGGTCACATGCGCAATCGCCGTGGCCACCAGGGCTCGGACGTTGTTGCGGCTGAAAGCGGCCACGCCGTCACGGAATTTTTGATCCTTTGTACCTACCGTGCGGGCCACGGCTGTGTCCACGGACTCCTCTTGGGAGGCTGCCAGTGCCAAAGCATCTCGGATTCTAGCGAAGTCTACAGCCTTCAACGCGGCGAGCCATACGCCCAGGGTTGAGGCGCTGGCAGCGCCCGAAGAGAATGTTTCGTTGAGCGCACCAGTGGACTTAGGAGCTTTTGGCATCTTAGTAGATAGGCCCAGAGCAGCCGCGAGTAGCTCCCATTCCTTCTCGTACTCAGTGTCACCCACCTCACCAAGTGTTGTGTGGATAAGCTCCTTTGCCTTGTCCATCATCTCTGATCGCTTTGCCATGATGGCTGCAATCATTGCCTTGTACTGGAAGCTGTTGGTCCCCATCTTATCTCGGTACATGGTGCGTATGATCTTTGCGAGCTTGATGTCGTAGCTCTCGAATAGCTCAAGCATGCGGCGCACCTCACGACGGATGTACCGCTGGAGACTAATCTCGTTGCGGATTGATCCGTCTATGATGTCGTGCTCACTCATCCATTTCCATAAGCATGTCTACAAAGGTGTAGAACAGTCCATCTGCCACCTCGTCGGCTGCTTCAACTTTGATTTTTTTACGACTACGTTTATCCGTCTTTAGATCAAGTGGGCCGTACTCCTTACGGCCTTCCCCCATAAACTTTGAACAGAGCAGATATGTCACACGTACCTCGTCCTCGCTCATCTCAGAGAGCCAGAGTATAAGCTTGTTGCGCTTCTGCTCAGCGGTCAAGGGGCTTGAGGTCCGTGCCGACAAGGGTTTTTCCTGCTACAACGATTTTGTTCATGTCCCAATCCATGATGCGCTCAGAGAGTGCGTGCATCTGATTGGTCATGATCTCCAGTTCCTTAGCTGCCTGGACGCAGTGCGCCGCTGCCTGCTTTGGTTTGAACGTGAGCATCGTCATCGTCCTACCGAATCCGAAGATCATAAGTGCCATCGTCTTCGACATCTCTGCCGACTCAGCTATGATCTTGTTGGCTTCTTTGCCGTCTCTATTTAGTGGTGCTGCCATCCTTCTCTTCCTTCTCTTCGGGCTCTTTGCTCGATTCGTTCTCTTTTACTTTGTTTTCGTTCTCTTGCTGCTCCGGTGTGTGTGGGGCAGGGTCTAGGCTGTGGTACGCCACAGGTAGCTGTGTTTGCATGATGTCGAGGATCTCTTCCGCAAGCTCCTTGGCGTTCTTCTTCTCGTCGAAGTCGTCCGCTAGGATACCTCGGCGCTTGGCCTCTCGTCGCATCTGCTTGCCGCTGATGTCGCGAGCCTGTCGCATTGCTGTGAGGGCAGCAAGATCAACTCCAGAGGCGTCCTCTGGTCCGAAGTCGGTGACAAGCAGTACGGTACCACCGCTAAACTCCTCTTCTTCAGAACTCTTGTTGGACAAGTTCATCCAGCGAGCAGTGAGCGCAAGAGCTGTCTGCATAGCATCGACGAAATTGAGTGTGATCGCCTGTAGTGGGCTCACACTCTCCTGAGAGTCGAGTGCTCGTGCTGTGGCGGTCTGTCGGTCTGGGGACTTCTTGAGGAACTCACTACCGTAGGCAGCCATCTTCTTCTCAAGCATGTCGAGGCTATCCTGCCCGGTCTTGATGGCCTTGCCACTGTGCTCGACGTAGTAGAACTTCGAGCCAACCTCCTCGGAAACCAGGACATTGAAGGGTCCGATTACCGTGCCCTTGGTACCATTGAAGTCCTTTCCCGCCTGTGGGTCAGCACTTAGTGCATCACTACCATCAATGCTAGTGACACCGCTGGCAGCAAGGATTGGAAACCTTGCAATGGTGAGGATGTTGTCCTGATCAGACTGGCTGTTCCAGTGCTTCTTATTCAGCTCAGCTAAATCTTGTAATGGGCTCTTGCCCAGAAGGGAACCTTGTCGGTCGGCGTAGAACGTGACGAGCGGTATCTCTTTGATCCCAAGCTGTGTGGAGCTTTCTTCTGGCCACCCCTCGGCTGAGTCTGTGTCCTTATCTTTATTGCGCTTGTAGACAGTTACAACTACCTGCTCGGCGTACCGATCATATACACGGATGCGCTCTTCCCAAATCTCGTCGAACTTGTCCTCTGGGTTTGTTACCAACGTAAGCTCGTGAATACGGACGTGAGTGTAAACCTCCCTACCGTCGATCACAGCTGTGCGTGCAGCAATGATCTCGTCTGGTTCGATCAAGCACCAGTATGGTCGTAGATTCTGAGAGTTTGCCTGTGCCTTTGACAGTGGGCTTCCGTCCTCATTAGGGATCAGTGCCGGCGCTTCGATCAGAATATGGCAGAACGCTTTTGCAATTCCACACCGAAACCATGCGCGTGCGAACGTGTCCATGTTCGTACCGAGCTGATCAATGTCGTTAGAGATGTCAACGATCTCCTTTGGCACGTCATCATTAAGCTTCAGAGGATCACGAAATGGACGACCTATCCATCCGCCTAGTGTGATCTCTAATTGGTTCCACAGTGTGGCCCCTGCAAGTCTCTCGCGGTAACGATCTTCCACTTCACCTGTGTGTTGTGTAAGGTACGTCTTGCCAGCGTTTCGCATCGACTCAGTGCCACCAAGTAAGGTATCCATCAAGCGCCACATGGGAAGCATTCGCTGCCGTGCGGCTGACGGGTTCGCTGGTCCTTTTGATTTGTTGGTGCCCATGATTATCCTTGCCTGATCATTGTGCGCTTAGCCTGTTTGGCGCGGCAACGATACCTTACCTCATCAGCGATATGGTCCTCGATTTTGGTATCAACGTCTTCTGGGTCCTTTTTGTCTCTTGAAAGGACGGGGAAGGTTCGTAGGAACTGGGTACATAGATCGGAAACGAAGAGGCCGGGATGCTCTCGGTGCCCATCGACTGGCTTGGAGTTCTTGAGCAGCTCTCGACATTGCTGCCATCCTTGGACGCGGGTTCCGGGTCCTTTGTCTGCCCTGAGCCACTTAACGCCTTTCTTGCGCATATCTCCTTGGATGGATTTACCTGGCTCCCACTGGTCGAAAATAGAGCCATCAGCAACGCCAGGACGGACGCGGCCATCAATGCCCATTTCTCTCTGTCGTTCTCGAATTCCAACGGCGATCTCTGAGGCAGTCATGCGGAGCCCCTTATCTGGGGTTCCGTCCCATCCGTACCATTCTTCGATGCGTATCAGGTCCCCACGGACTTGTCCAACTACCTGGCCAGATGGTAGGGTCAGCGGTTCGCCGTTGCTCTGAGCCCACCAACCTACTGAAAATGGCTTGCTTTGTCCATGATCGTAGCTTCGGTCCATGTGCCAACGTCGCGGGATCATTGCCGGTGTGATCCCCTGTAAAATGTGAATATCACGGTCCCAGAGATCATCAAACATTCCGCCGCTGGTGATGTCCCAGCTGCCCTCGATCCACGCTGCTTCTTCGGCAGGGCTGGCACATGAAGCTTTCAACTTCATGATGTAGTCGGGGTCAGCGTGGAGTAAAATTTTGTTTTGGTGGATAGTTCCGTGAATCGCGACCCTTGGAGGCTCTCTACCATTATCTATGATCTTTGTTACGGATTGACCTGGTAGTACAGGTAGTTCGTAACGCGCCTTGACCCAGTTGTGGCCACTGTTGCTTGACAGTTGTATGGTGTTACCCTGTCTAAGAAAGAATGTCTCAGTGTCAGGGACCGTTAGGCAGTAAACCTTCCCTGTGTATGGGTTTAGTTCCACGTTACTATCCCGCCCAGTTTTTTGAATAGTGGAACTCTCCCGAGTTAAGAAGTTTACGTTGTATTGCGCACCGACACGATCTTTTCGCGTCCGCTCTCCCTGCGTAACACTCCAACCAAGTTTCACCAGTAGCTCGGCAACATCGTCGGCTAATTGTTCAGAAATTGTATAATACGTGTTCCTGCAACCATCCCCGAGCATCATCGCATCAAAACAAAGTTGTAAAATCTCTGTGGGTTGTTCCAAGAACCATCGGGGTATGAACTTGTCCCTGCACTTACCCTGTTCAGCGAAGTGCCTCATCCAATACTTCTCAGAGACCCAGAAGGCTTGGGGGTCTTCCCTGTAGTGAAAGCCACAACGGATTAGAAGATTTCTTATGATCTCCCGCTCTGGTAATTTGTTTTGTGCGATGCAGAACGCGCTATCTCTGACACATACACAACCCTCTGAAATTACCCAGCCGAGCAGTTCCGCGTATTCCGCAATTGGTAGGCTACGTATAGGGTGCTTTATCTCCCTATAGTCATCTTCTGTTTTGGTATGCCCTGGGAGGACTTCCGTTACGCCACTCTCTGGCTTCCACGAACCCTTATTCCCACACCGTCGAATCGACGCCTGATTCGGAAGGTCTTCGTAGCTTCTGTGAGAATGTTTTGATCTGTCAGTGTTTAAGAGAGGCCATCTATGGTTCTGTGTACAGACCATAGTAACCTTACCTGTCCGATGCACCAGATCTCCGTCGAAGTCATACTCGTGTAATTGAGATACATGCTTGGTGACTAGATCACCTGTATCTGTTACTGAAATTACGCTTTCCCCGGCCTGTACACTTTGGATAGGTTTCCACCCATTTGTGGTCAACACATCCCCGTAAGGTACGCATCCATGCGGGTTGCACGTTGCCCTAATCTTCCTAGTAACCCTGTTGTTGGAAGATCTGTTGGTGGACATCATCCTTTTGAACAATACGTCAGTCGGCCAGTTTGTTAATTCCTCCCACCCGATCCATGGGAACGAGAAGCCGTGGTACTTCCAGTAATCCTCTTCCTTCTCCACAAACCCGAAGATCAGTTGCTCTCCGTCTTGGAAAGTCCAAGTATGATCTGCTTTGTTGTACTTGGCAGTTGGAAAGATCTGGGGAAACCATTTATTGGCCTTCGCAATAACGTCCTTGAGTTCAGGGAACGTTCTACGAAAGAGTATACCACGCCAGTCTTCCCCGAGTCCTTTACCTACATCCTGTATAAAGTCCATTAGTAGACAGTCGGTCTTTCCATTGCCGCGTGTACCTGAAAATAAAACTTCTGGGAGTGGACAACTTAGAAACAATTCCTGTGGGCCTGGCTGGGGTGCCCAGATAACCGGCCTGTTCGGTTCGTTGCTGTGGTACGCTCGGAGGTTGTCATCTTCATCAACCTTCCAAATGATCTCACCCGACTTGGCTAGGTTCTGATTCGACATCGATAATATTCTCTTCTTCTTCCTCGCTTGGAGCAGGTAGCTCAGCTGGTTTGGTGGCTTCTAGCCACGCTTCTTTTGTAGCGGCTGCTGCTGGCAGTAACAGCACACCTCCGTGGATGGTGGTGTCCACAGAGAGCTTCTCTCGGAACTCGGGGCTCTTGGCCTTCACCAACGTGGTCAGTAGCGCGTCACTGTAGTTTTGCTTCTCTCCGCACACGACGCCTTGAAAATATATCTCCTCGGTAACGCCAACAACGGCGCGACGGTGAAGCTCCTCCTGTACAGACTCCGCGTAATAGAGCAAAGACTCCTGCATATCGGCGGCAAATTCCTTGTCCACCTCACACTCAGTCTTGATCCGCCTACTGTTCGTACCAGCGGCACGGGCAGACTTCGCAACCAGTCCTGTGCGACGGATCGCTTCAAGAAACGTGCTCTTAATAGTGTCGTCGAAAATAAATTTTCTGCTCATGTCCACGTAACTTTCATTTTCAGACTAATTTTTGCCAACTGTCAAGCCCTTACATAGTGTGATAGGATGCTTCCTATGCACAACCCAGTCACTATTTAGCCTCGTCCATGTTGGTTGGGGCTCACAAAAGGTTGTGCAGATGCCCCGTTCAAGATCGTATCGACGACACCACGTCGAACGTATGAAGGCCCGTGCTCGTCGTTTCCTCCGTAGGTGGAGTGACGAACACCGCTTTGATCTAGATGCTAGATTCGTTGGAATGCGATCTACCACACGGGCACCGTGCTCGTGCTGGGGCTGTGGAAACGCTCGTTGGTGTGGCGGCGGCGAGACCCTACCCAGGCAGGAGGTTCGGGCTAACTTCGAGAAAAAAGAGCGTGGAGCTTGACACGCTGCCGGTGTGGGCGCATTGTGTAGACATGAACCGCGATTGACAGTCAAAAGGACTTAGGTCCTCTTACACAATGTTATCAGAGCGCACCGAAGAACTTCCTCCAAACTTCTTATCAAAGTTTGTCGAGGATCCGGCCACAGGGTGTTGGTTATGGACGGGTGCATCAGACAGGTATGGCTATATCTGTATTGATGGAAAAACTCGTCGCGCACATCGAGTCTCTTACACGTAACAGGTTCGAGATGTACAGCACAGTAAGCTCTACTGCCCAAAGGGGCATGAAATGTTCGGACCACACCTACTTCTCACAGGCGCTGGGAACAGAAGATGCCGAGAGTGTAAAAAGGTCTCGCAAAAAGCATACAAAGCTCGCAGACGAAACTCTTGACCACCCTTTAACGGCGTACATCATTGTCCGCTCCGATCTCCCCCTCGGGATGATCGCCGCTCAGGTAGCCCACGCAGCCGGCGCAGGAAGCGAGCGACACCCGCCCGAAGTCCACGTAGTGGTCCTCGCCGCTCAGGACGAAACACATCTTCGTTCAATATCGCAGCGATTGCTTGACTTGGAGGTGGCTCAGACCCTCGTGCTAGAGGTCGATCCTCCCTACAGTGGACAGGCCATGTCGATAGGGCTTGAGCTAGTCCGCGACCGGCGTTTACCGAACCTGGCTTTGTCGTCTCTTCCTCTTCTTCGCGGGGCAGCGGTACACCCGGTGGCCTTGGCGTCTGTGGTCGAGGAGGCTTGCGCATAGATCATATCTTAGCACAATTTAGCGCGGCACCTAGTTGGAGGTGTAGCTTGCAAGGCAGCGTAATTCTTGGTACCGAGGGTTTGTGTAATTACAAGTGAGGGTGGCTCGAATCCATCGTCGCGCGCCACGGCTCCTTAGCTCATTGGAAGAGTGCTCGGCTTAATCCCCCGAGATGTTGAAAGTTCGATCCTTTCAGGAGCCTCCAAGGACCAATGGCGAAATGGTATCGCGTTCACCTTAATCCCGTGAGAGTCGAGGGTCCAACTCCTTCTTGGTCCGCTACAAGCCTGGCAGCTTCACGAACGGTGGCCAGTTAAGATCAGTCCCTGTTCCCGAAGCTGCTTTGAAGTCGTCGATGGGCTGTCGAACAACTCCGTCAACGTCCGTGTCGGCGTGAGGGTTGGCCATCACGTCGGTGGTTTCGTTGTCGTGATCTAGCCCAGCTACGAGCGCCTGTATGCCGGCCATCGCCTCCTCCGCTGTGTCTGCGTAGTGCGCAGCCAGTGGGTGGAGACTGGATAGTCCAACGTACTTATCTACGATGTTATCGTAGGCCAGGGTGAACATGGCCTGGAGTATGCTCCTCGGCCTCAATGTCGTCGAGGAGTTTGTGTGCCTCCTCTAATGTGATCTTACCCTTCGCTATCGCGGTTAACACTTCTTCTTTGGTCTTCGGCGTGTACGACACGTTTACAATCATAGCATGTGAACGGGATTATCGTCTTGACAATTTCTTTGAGGTACGCAGCTCCACAAGGGCAGCGTGAGATCTCTGTATCCTCGGTGGTGTTCTCCTTGGTGGCGCAGCCGCATGTGTGGTGCTGCTTGGAGAGCCTGTGCTGGCTGTGCTTTGGAGACGTGTGTACTTTGATGTCGCTCATGTCAGGTACTCAACGATCTCTTCCCATGCGTCCTGGGACTTCATCATGTTCTGTGCGCGGAGGTTGCAGTGATCTTTCACAGACTCGTTGTATGGGTAAGCGATGGTGACGACTTCTTTGCCCAGTGCATGGAACTCGCTGATGGTGGAGGGCTTGTCGTCAATGATACCGTCCACGGCACCCGCCATCCAGTCCTTCTTGTGCGTGAGCGTAAGGTCACAGGCTTTGACGCCCAGGTAGCGTTGGCACCACGTATGCTTCTCTGCTGAGCTTCCAGGGTTGTAGTAGGGGCTAGAGCAGATCAGTATCTCGTGACCGTGCTTCTTGAGCGCCTTGAACGCTCCTATGGCTCCTGGCATTGGTGGGGCAGTCTCGAAGAACCCTTTTCGTGCTGGGATCTTATAGATACCCTTTCCGATCTTGACGTGGTTGTGCATCTCCCATGTGGTGATGTCGCGAACTCGCACGTTGTCATTGTTCTCGTCGTTGTAGGCGTTAAGCCAGTGCTGCGTAAGGTTGACCATGATGCCATCCAGGTCGAACAACCATTTTTCTGGGGGTCTCATGCGTGGCCTCTTCTTGATGATGTGCGCTTGCCGCCGATCATGTCAACTGTACCACCGGGAAGGTCGCGCTCAGATGGGCGAGCCGGGTAGCTCAGGTTCACAGCGATCACATCGTCGTAGTATTTGTGGATCGCTTTGCGGCGTTTGATCTCTTCGGGGTGGCTGGCATCGAGCTTGAGGACTTTGCCACCATGCACGTCGTTCATGGACCAACTCGTCTTGCAGCGCATACACTGAAACCTTACTTTGCCGTGGGGGTTCTTATCGGTTCGCTTCCACCGCACTGCGATGACCTGCATGTTGGTCTGGTGGTGTCTGGTACCCTTGCATTCGCAAGGGGAGAAATCTACGTCGAATGATCTTAGTGTGTTCTTCATGCGTCGTCTAGTGCATCAATGAGCGCGTTTAGCACACCGAGTGCTTGGTTACGTGGAATCAAGATCATTTCCTCTTCGTCGGAGGGGTTCACGGGATATACATTCTCCCAGAGGTACTGTATCTCTGCTAGTGTTTTTGTGATTGGTGCGTTTGGGTTCATCATCTGTGGTTGTCTTCGGGACTTAGTTTGGATGCGTCGAATTGCTCTAGTGCGAGGCGAATCAGTTTTGACCTGTTCATCCTAGTGAATCCGTCACGCTTTAGTCCAGCGACTATTTGTTCTGCCATCTCAATGTCGCTGATGTACATTGAGATACAGACCACCTTGTGTGGTTTGCTAGGAGGTTTGGTCATTGGGTACCGTTAGGGGTTCTGTGTTTATGAGCTTCTCTGGGGTCCGGGTTTTGAATTTTTGGCAGATGCAGACTGTTGTGCTAACCCAGGTTGAGTCGGGGTTGGTCCACTCTTGGAGGTAGCAGCATCGCTCTCCGTCTCTATGCAAGGCTTTCCTGTGGCCACACAGACAGATCGTGCTCTTGCGCTTGGCTCTTGGTTTACCCCCCATGGGTTGGCACCCTTACATAAATAGCTAGCATGTGCAATCAGGATGGCTCGGACTGGCGTTGGGGGGCGCTCCACAACTGGGCTTGTGGGTATCCGTCAAAAAGTAGTCTCCGAATGATTGGTATAGGTTAGATGTGTGATCCCACTGGTGGACTACGATTGGTAGGGGTAGACGCTTCCTTGATCTAGGGCCTCGGTCTTGCGTGGCCCACTCATGAATGTCTTCAATGATCGTGGCGTTGTCTGCTTCGCTAGCTATGATTGCAATAGCAGGCTGTGACAGGACGAATCGGTGATGCTTGAAGTGTGCCTTGTGATGCTTCACAAACGCCTTGTACGCTTCGCCTAGGGTGCAGTGGCTGGATATGATCTGTGCGTGATCCGATTGGCTTGTCTTGACTGCGTAGCGCCTTTTGTTGCGGTGCTTCATATTGGGAAGTAGGAGCAGCCACCCTTGTGTGTACCGGCACCGCTCTGAAGATCACGTTCACATTTGCAATCTGGGCACCTTTCATTCTCCACGGCCTCTGCGTGCTTGAGCTTTCGAGCCTCTCGTACATCCTTCATGGCCAACATGACAGATCTCCCCCAGACGGAGCCTGGGTCTGGTATTAGACCCACGAGCTTCTCTACTTCCTCCTGGGTCCTGGCAACAGCCAGAGCGACGATCTCCATATCAGTCACGCCAGGGCTCCCTGAGTCCGCGCTTGAGGTGCTTGCTCTTGTAGATGTTGACCACGGAGCGGGTTGTCGCCGTCACAGAGACTGCCGCACACAGTATGATCCACGCCCATGCGGGCAGATCTATGACTAGGGTCATCTACTCAAATTCTCCCGTCTTTCCCGTATCGTCCTTCAAGGTGAATTCGTCGCGAAGCTTTCGACGGGTGGTAGGGTTGACTGGATTCGTTCGTGTGTTCATGGCGTGGAGTTTAATTGAGGGGCTGTCGTGTGTCAAGCGTTGTATATAACTAAACCAAGGAAGCCACGGAGGGTGGGTTTGACTCTTGTGTCTCCCACCACACCGTGACTTGTTGGTACTTGCTGCCCTATGATCTTTAAGGGGCACGGGTGGGTCGAACAGTCATGAAGGCCCAAATTGCCCGGCGTCGATCATCCGGTGCGGGCGCGGCAGTTGTGACAGGGGGTGCGAGGTCTTGGACGGGTGGGAGGATTCCACCGTATCCCTTGCATGGGATCAGGCTCACTGACTTGATGAAGGAGCGTAGCTCTCTGCGGATCCGTGGTTGTGGATCTGCGTAGGTGTAGCCTGGGAGGTTGGGGTAGCCTGCTACCATTTAGCTGTGGCCCTTGGGAGATCATAGTTCTCGACGACGGGGTTTCCCATGCAGCCAATGGGTCGGTAGCCTGCGGGATCACCGTGGAACCACATGTTGCTCCAGGTCATCTGATTCCAGTACATCTCCCAGCGACCACCCAGGCACTTTCGATACCAGCGGAATTGGCCGAATCCAATAATGTCTAGTAAGTAGATCACTACTTGTATCCGAAGGCTTCGTTGTAGATCGGGAAGCCGCTCATGACAAACATGTTGGACTTTGGGAACAGTTGCCTGAGCACCAACGCGGAGTGGTTCCACGGGCGGCACTTATCAAACACCACCGGACCTCTACCTTCGTACCAGGCGGTGATCATGGCTTTTGCTGATCGACGCATCCTGTCCTGCGTACCATCCTTGTCAACGATGGACTCGCTTTTGATCTCAGGAGCCTTGCTCCAAGACTTTTGAAGTGTCTGTACCGTCTGCGCAGTGCAGCTTGTAGAAGATACGTGGAAGCGTGGGTTCTGGTGCAAGATGTTACACAGCAGCGTGCTGCCCGTTACCATTCTTTTAGATCCTCGTCGGGGATTCGCCCAGCGCGGCTGTTGTAGTAGGGCTTGATGTGATCGAGACAGAGCTTGCGCCAGCGGTCCTGCTTGTCCCGGGCCTCCGCTGTGCAGTCGGTTTGTGTGCATCCTATGTAGGCGCACTCGTCTTGTACGACATCCCAGCCGCAGCGGTCTTTGTGATCTTCTAGCAGCAGGCAGCATGAGGATAGGCTTGGGTTGGTCTTCCAGCAGAATCCGGGTGGCTTGAATGAGTATATTTGATCTTTGGTCATGGTCATGATAATTCAGCCTTCACGACATCGGGGAGTGCCTGCTTCAACGCACCGTCGATCATGATTTGAATTTGCGCGGTTAGAATGTATGGAAGGTCTTCATCCTTCAGGCGGTCTTCAAAGTATCGAAGGAGCGTGTCGCTCTTTGTCTGATCAATCGTGAGATATTGGTTCCGGGTTAGTGCGATTTGGTTCGCATACAACTTGCAAGAGACATATGCCGCCGACAATGGGGGCAGCATCTCTATGATCTGGTACGCTGTGATCTTGAAGCCCTGCTTCCACAGTGCGCGAAGCTGTTCTATTAGTTTGTCGTGGTTGGTCATGGGGCTTTCTTCCATCCCAGTCCTGGGCGCTTCCACTTGTTGGGGAGCAATCCGACTTTTCTGAGATAGCTGCGACTGTACAGTCCACTGTACTTCATGTGCTCGACTACAGCCATTCCGTGCCGCCTGATGTTCGGTAGCACGTTGGTGATGTCTTTGCGGACTGTCATGGGTCACTACATGTAGCTCTGGACGATATACCCAATGAGCAATGCGAGGCCGACGCCGAGCAGATGCTTTAGAAACCCTTGAAAGAGGATCATACCTGCGCTCAGCTTGTCATCCACAGGATCTGGGGGAGTGTGGATCACAAACTTGACTAGGAGGGAGAGCCCAATCGCGTGGGCAACTCCGATAGGGGCGATGCCCAGAGGTACCACGAACCAGTCCCATAGGACTTGGAGGGCAAGCCCCGTGATCATAAATGCAATGGGGATCCAAAAGAGGGCGAAGAGTCCGATAAGTAGTGCTAGCATTATTCGTTCTTTCGTTAGGGGGTTAGGGTGTTAGAATTTCGCGTTGTCCCAGTCGATGACTGCGTTGTCGATGGCGAAGTAGCCGTTTCGTTCTCGCATCTCTTGGGGTGTGGTGAGTCCACTGTCGAGTTCGGCTTGGTCGGCCTTGCGCTGGAGTTGCTTCTCGTCTTGGCGCTCGGAGCCAGTGTGGAAGAGGCCGAACATGGGGCAGGCTTTGAGGGTGCAGGCGATCATGGGAATTTGATCTCCGCTCCACAACAGAAGCAGTTAAAGGTCTTCGAATTGAAGAACTCGGCGCTGTACTTGTTTCCGCACTCGCACTCGAACATGATGGGGCGGGCTTGGGGTTGCCCAAGGGCCTCTCGTAGTCCGCAATCGCAGTCTGTCCCGACTAGCGGGGTGTCGTGCCAGGCGCATCTTTGGTGGTGTGATCCGTACTTGGCAAGATCATTAAGGTGTTGGTCGCGCTGCTTCACTAGGTCTTCCACAGCGGCGGCAATGAATCGCTTCGGCCCCTTTGGGTTGGGGGTGTAGGAGTATCCAGCCTTCTCTAGCGCTGGCGTGCAGCCCTGCACCATGTCCCCGTAGGCTTTCGCCTTGGTCCACCAGTGCTGGACGCTGTTGCCATCGAACTCCATTTGATTGGCAAGACGCGACAGGGCTTCGTTCGCTTGGTCGCGCTCCTCCATGAGCTTGTCTCGTGCCATGATCAGAGAGTGTATCTTCCGCCTGTCCATTGATTCGTTCATTAGTCGAGGAGCTTTTCTGGTAGGCGAAACCACTGGCCCTTGTGATCTACTGCGAAGTAGACTGGGGTCTCGTTGGGGATGGGGAGCTGTTGGACAATATCGTTGAAGCCAGCGAGGTTCTGGATACTGATCGAAGTCTCGTCGCAGGCATCGCAGGCGTACTGCTTGCAGTCGCGAATGATCACGTTTTGCCTGGAGGCATTGGTGATGGTGCGATCCCCGTATTGGACGTGGAGGGTGTCGCCGCAGGTTTTACATTTTCTCATGGGGTTTCGTGCTCCAGCTTAAAGACCTCTTTTGCTAGCATTCTTTCGCGAGAGTTGAACGCACCTTCTTTAGCCGGCTTTTGGCCAAGGGCCGCGTTCATGGTGCTCTCTAACCACGAGGCTGTTCTCTCGTCAGTAGGGGCCTTGGTAATATGATCTACCAGGCGCTCGAAGGCTTTTACGAATCGCTCCTCGGCGTTGCGGGAGAAAAGTGAAGCTGTGACGCTCTTTGCGCCGGCACCTTGCTGGGATATTAGTGGTCGGTTCATATGAGTTTGCTGGCCAAGGTGATGATAATCGATAGTGCGATGGCTACCATGATCATGGTGAAGAGCCAGCCTGTGATTGCGAAGGAGAATGTGTGCTTGGAACCATCTTTTGTGTGTTCAATGGTGATAGCGGGGGTTTTGTTTTCCATGGGGGAAGTTTACTCGATGGCTTGATAGATGTCAAGCGGGTTTGCCCTTCCAAGAGAGCTTCAAACAAACGCCCCACGGACCAAGGATCAATGTGAAATCACGAAATAGGCATCTCCTAG